TTTCTAACCCACAAAACACCTCGATCGCCCACGATCAGACTGGATCGATTTGATTAATCTTAAAACTGGAGAGATCCTTTCAGATCAGGATGAATCGATTTTAGGAGGTGTGCAAACTCCACGAATTCACTCACAATTGAACGATTTGCCGTCAAAAGGTCATGAAATGATTGAGTTTGCTAAAGAAATCGGTATGCCGTTGATGCCGTGGCAAGAATTTGTTGCAATTCATGGTCATAAGGTCAAGCCAGACGGCCGATACCACCACTCAGAATGCGGACTCGTAATTGCAAGGCAGTCCGGAAAGTCTACCTTTATGATGCTCAGGGTTTTAACTGGCATGTTTGTATGGGGCGAAAACTTACAGCTCTCATCAGCTCATAGATTAACTACATCACTTGAAACATTCAGGCAAATGGTTGGCATAATAGAATCAAATGACAAATTAGCATCTGAGGTAAAAAAGATCAGATGGCAACATGGTGCTGAGGAAATGGAATTAAAAGGCGGTCGCAGGTTTGTGGTAAAAGCTGCAAACAACGCATCTCGAGGAATTTCTGCGCCATCTAGCATTCATCTTGATGAGTTAAGAGAATACAAAGATGAAGATGCTTGGTCATCAATGCGATACACAATGATGGCTTCAAAAAATCCGCAAGTATGGATTTATTCAAATGCCGGAGATCAACATTCAGTTATTCTAAACAAACTTAGGGAACGCGCTATCGCAGCCAGCATGAACCCCTCCGATACGATCGGTTGGTTTGAATGGAGTGCCGAGCCAGATGCACCGATTACCCTTCCGTCGGGTGAGATCAATTGGCCAGCCTTCGCTCAAGCCAACCCTTCGCTTGGTATAACAATTCATCCAGATAACATTAAAGCTGTAATAAATGATCCACCTGATATTGTGCGAACCGAAGTTTTATGTCAATGGGTAGATACAATCAATTCTGCGATCGATGCACAGAAATGGGAATTGTGTAAAACTGACCCAATACCATTAGACCCTGACAAAGAAACATGGTTTGGATTAGATTTAAGTCCAGATCGTAAATTTGGCGCATTAGTGGCTACTCAAAAACTGCCGGGCGAAAAATTCAATTTAGTTTTGCTTCATACATGGTCAAATGATTATTCAATTAATGATTTAGCGGTTGCAAACGATATTGCCCCTTATGTAAGAAAATATAATGTTCAGACTGTCGCTTATTCCAAAAGAACTGCACAAGCCGTCGCAAGTCGGTTAGTTCCTGCCGGAATTCCCATTACAGATATGGATGGGGCGATATACGCTGAATCATGCGATCGATGGTTAGGCGCAATCAATTCCCATCGATTACAACATGGTGGTCAGGAGGAACTGACTCAACAAACTCTTTCCGCTGCGAAACTGCCCTATGGGGATGGGTCATGGATCATCGGAAGAAGGGCTAGCAGGGTGGCGGTTTGTGCAGCTGTCGCCAGCAGTCTTGCAACCTATTTTGCAACACAGGTAGAAACGGAAGTTGATATACAAATAGCATAATATATTGACTTTATGGTATATTATATGCTAATGGGATTATTCGATAGATTTAGAGCAACTCAACCAGATAATTCAGTTGATGTAGCTGCTGCACTTTCACCATACAACGCTCAGCAATTAGTTGGCGGAATTTTATTTGGAACAACAACTGCAACGCGTGAACAATTTATGGCAATACCTGCTGGAGCGCGTGCAAGAAATATTATTTGTTCAACAATTGGTTCATTACCTTTAGAACAATATAATCATTTTACAAATGAACATGTAAGGCCAAATCGTGTAATTATGCAACCAGATCCAAGAGTTGCAGGATCAGCAATTTACGCATGGTTGGCGGAAGACATTTTGCTATACGGCGTCGGCTATGGAATTATTTTGGACGCCTATTCTTCAAGTGATGCTTCAAGAATTAGAGCATGGACAAGAATTGCACCTAATAGAGTATTTGCATCGTTAAATGGCAACTCAACAGAAATTGAATATTATACAGTTGATGGCAAGCGAGTGCCGCCATTTGGTGTTGGATCTTTAATTGTATTTAATGGATTAGATGAAGGAATATTAAATCGCGCAGGTCGCACAATTAAAGCTGCTGCTGAATTAGAAAAAGCTGCTGAAATGTATGCCAAAGAGCCAATGCCACAAATGGTTCTTAAATCAAATGGCACAAACTTAACACCTGAAAGAATTACAAAACTTTTAGAGTCATGGAGAACATCAAGACAAACAAGATCAACTGCATTCTTAAATGCTGATGTTGAATTACAGGCTTTAGGATTTGATCCGGCTAAATTACAATTAAATGAAGCCCGTCAATATCTTGCTTTAGAAATTGCAAGAGCATCTGGAATTCCTGCATCATTTGTTTCTGCTGAAACTACGAGTATGACATACACCAACACTTTGGCGGAAAGGAAAGCCCTTATCGACTTCAGCTTGAGATCCGTCCTTACGAGCTTGGAACAAAGACTCAGTTTTCCGGATTTCTGCCCCAACGGCATAGAAACGCGTTTCGACATTGATGACTTTTTGCGTGGCTCAGCATTAGAGCGTGCGCAAGTTTATGAAATCCTAAACCGCATTGGCGCGATGAGCGTTGAGCAAATCCAAGAGGAAGAAGACCTAATACGATGAAAATTAGTTTCCCGATAGAGATAACAGCTGCTGATACAAATAAGCGCACAATCTCAGGAAAGATCGTTACATGGGATGAGCAGGGATCAACAAGTGCAGGATTAACTGTGTTTGAAAAAGATTCAATTGATTTTTCAAAGCCCGTCAAATTATTGCTTGAGCATCAAACAACCAAGCCTTTAGGCAAGTTAATTGATATTAATGCTACCGATACAGGCTTGGAAGCCACATTTCGTTTAGCCAAAACTTTTAGAGCAGATGATGCATTAGAGGAAGCTGCAACTGGCCTTCGTGATGGATTTTCTGTTGGAGTCAAAATTAATGAATGGAAAAATGAGGAAGGCGTGCTAAGAATTAAATCAAGCACACTTCAAGAAGTTTCACTCGTAACAGATCCAGCAATTGACAGCGCAAGAGTCGCTGAGGTTGCAGCGAGCGAAACACCAGAGAATTCCGAAGCAACCGCCGAGGAAACAACAACACAGGAGGACAAAGTGTCAGAAATTAATTCTGAAGCTCCTATCGCGACCGAAGCGGTAGAAGCGGCACAAGCTCCAGTTGTAACAGCAAACTACATGGCATACACAAAGCCACGCGTAGACACAAATGTTACAGCAGGACAATATGCAGCAGCACAAATCCGCGCTATTCAAGGCGATACAGATGCACGCGATTTAATTGCAGCATTACAAATTGCAACAACAGGCGAGAACACAGGAATGGTTCCACCTAATTACCTACGCGATGTAATCGGAGTTATCGATTCATCCCGTCCATTTATTGATTCAATCGAGCGCGCTCCACTACCACCAAGCGGTCTTAAGGTGTTTACACCTGTGCTTGGAAATCAGGCAATCGTAGGACAAACTGCTGAGGGTGTAGAGTTTGCATCACAAGATACAGCTGTTACATTCCAAGAGGACACAATCGTAAAATTTGCTGGTGCAAATGTTGTGAATGTTGAACTACTTGATCGTTCAGACCCATCATTCTTGGATCTATTAATTCGTGAACTTGCTGCATCATACGCACAAAAGACAGATGCTTATGCAGCTAAGATTGCATCAGAGGCAGCAGCCGGATCATCAGGATCAACAATTTATGCAGCAATTGCTGATGGAATTGCAGATGCTTATGGCGTTATGCGCTTCACACCTAACCGCTTGATGGTTGCTCCTTCAGGTGGCGAGGATGGCATCGACTTCGCTGGATTACTTGGCGCAGTTGCAGATGGTCGTCCACTATTCGCAGCAGCAGCTCCACAAAACGCAGCTGGCTTAATTACACAAGGTTCAACAAATGGAACAGTCGCAGGACTTGATCTAGTTGTAGATCCTAACTACACAGGTGATAATGCAAATGTTAAGCACGCATTAGTTTACCCATCAGCAGCTATGAGATTCCACGAGTCAGGAACATTTGATATTCGTGCAAATATCGTTGCTAACGGCCGTGTTGAAATCGGTCTTTATGGTTATGTCTGCGCAGTAAATCGTTACCCAGCAGCATTCCGTAAGTTATCAGTAGCTTAATTTAACTGAGTGCCTGAGGTTGCTCCCGATCTCAGGCATCCATTAATGGGAGTAAGGAGATGACACTTGCCTAGTATAATTTCAGCATCAGAGTTGAGAGCCGTATTAGGCGTGTCATCTTCCTTGTATAATGACAATTATCTAAATCAAATAATAGACACGGCTGAGCAAGTTATCCTGCCGATGTTAGTTACATTCAAAGCACCAATTCAAAAAGTGTCGCTGACTGATAATGTCGCCACTTTTACTACACTAGGAATTCATGAATTTACCGAAGGACAATCAGTTGTCAT